CGACCGCAACCTAAACTACCCCACGAATACCACGCCGGAGCGGCTTATTCCACGCTCCGGTGGCCGCGCTGCCAAACGCCATCGTCGTGTGGTCATTGGCCAACGCCAAGCACAGAGCATCAGCGCGATCCGGCGAGCGAATGCCGCGCTTCTTCATGCTCTCCTTGCTCTCAACCTGGATCTTGCCCGACGACGTAAACATATATCGAGGCCCCGCCAGCTCCGCATACAGCGCGTCGTCCTTCGGCAGTGACACGTCCATCCCCTCCAACCACGACTTCGCCTTAAACCACAGCTCCGCGCGCAAGTTGAGATACGTCTGCTTCGCCACCGCGCGCTCCGACACGTTCAATCCCCGCGCCGGCAATCCCAGCTCACGCAGGCGATCTAACACGCCAGCCCCAAAGCCATTACTGTCGATGATGATCTCCGCCGGCTTGCGCGACATGGGCATGTTGTCATATTCCGCCTTCACCGCGCCAGACAGCTGCATCAGGTCCAAGTTACGCCACACAGTCATAGGATGTATCATTGGACCCTGCCGCTTGCACAGCACGCTGCTGTCGCCGCCCTGACGCGCCACGTCCAGGCCCCACACGGCCGGCGTGTCCTCGTGGACCTTCACGACGTTATTAAACGCGTGCTCAATCAACGACACCGGGATCACCGTGTCCTCCTCGCTCGGCGGGAAATTTCCAAGCACGCGGACGTGATACGCCGGGCTGTCCTCGCCGTAGCGCTTTTTCATGTCCTCAACGAAATCCTCGGCCACGCGCGGGCTGTCAACGCACGAGACGTGCATCGTGTGCCAGTCATCCCGCAATCGCGTGTGGGTCTCATAAAAGAAGCCAGTATTACGCGTGGGGTTTCCCGTGAGCACCGTCGTGGCGTGGACGCCCGACATCGAGCCCGAGGCAGCCTCAAACACGGCCTCCGGCACGCCGCTGGCTTCATCCGCCAGCAGTAACACATGCTCGCTGTGGACGCCGGCCAAAGCCTCGGGCTGCTCCGCTCGAGACGTCCGACACGAAATAAACGTGCTCTCGGGCGCGCTCTTTAACTCAATCCGATCAGACTTGACGTCCAGCAAAGTATTAAACGGGGGCTTGAGGCGCTTGGCCACGGACTTCATCTCCGCGAAGCACGCGTCAAACAACTGCGCGGACGTGGGCGCCGTCACCACCGTCTTACTCGGGTAACGCATCAACACATGCCAGATGGCCGCCATGGCGACGCCCGTAGACTTGCCGACGCCGTGGCCAGACCGAACGGAGATCCGCCTAATCGCGGGGGCGGCGACCGCGTCCAACAACTCCACTTGCCACTCGTCCGGCTCGATGCCAATGACCTCGCGGGCAAAGCATACGGGGTCGTCGCGGTAGCGCCGCATCAGTTTCACAAACGGGTTCTCGGGCTGCTTGGGGACGTTCATTTGTTAACACTCCTGTGCGTGGTGGTGTGAATTTTTTTTCGAGCGGGTGCGTGATTAGGTCATCAGCTTTTGCACCGGCAAAAGATTTGAGAGGGGGGGGTCAAAACGCGGATTTCTGTGGCGAGAAGGGCAGGGGAGGGCAGAAAAACACGGCCGGATCGACGCCGAAACGCATCCGCGATTAGAGTGATAATGGATATTATGTTAAATCTTTTTGCATCGATGCGACGTTCGCCCATGCAGGCTTGACCGCGATCGCATTCGATGGCACGCGCACACGCGTGCGCCTCACCGCCTCGATGCGTGATTTCGCGGTCACACGCCATCCTCTTCCTCGCCATCCTCTATCACCGCATCTTCGATTACCTCGCCCTCGATTACGTCGTCGGTCACGCTGTTGAGTAGTATCGCCGCCTGCGCGTGCAAGTCGTTCACGCTGATGTTGATGGCCACGTCACGCTGCCGCACGTCATACTCGGACGACATCTTCGACGCCTTCCACTTGTACACGTCGACGCTCAGCCTGGCGCTATTCACGTTCGCCTCGATCTGATGCATCTCGTCCGCGATCTTCTGCGCCTGCGACGCGTAGTAGTGAGCCGCCATTTCCTTGGCCTCGTCGTATCGTTGCGCCCTGCCCTCTCCGGCTGCGATCCACTTGTGGAATATGTTCCAGCCTACGCTGTAATGTTTGATTACGTCGGACGCGTTCTTGCCGTCCGCAATCAGCCCGAAGATCTCGTCCTCGCCGGCAGCTTCCAGCGCTGCCAGCTTAACCTTTCCCAGTGTTCCCATGTCTCTCGCTCCTTAAAACGGTATCTCGTCGCCCAAGTCGACGTTAAATGTGTCGTTCGCCGTGCCGATGACGCGCGTCACCTTAGCCTCGGGGAACGACTGCAACGTCTTCTCAATAAACTCGCTGCTAAAGTTATTCGCCAGCACGACTGCGGCGTCTACCATATCATACACCGTCCACTCGGGATGCTCTCGACGTATTCCCATTGCATCGTGCAGCGCGATGCAGACGATGTGTCCGCTGGCAATCTCGATGCAGTAGGCGTGCGGACCTACTGGCTGATGCCCATTGGACAGAGCCTCGGCCTCCAGCACGTCCCACGCCCTCATAAGCTGCCCCACGATCGCGTGTACGCCCACGACGTCGTCTGCCTCCACCTTAACCCGCAGCGCATCGTATGCAGCCTCGAAGCGGCCAGCTAGATCCGGTGACACAAGCTCGGGCAGACTGTCGCCCCACTTCTTGGTCATGTCCCGCGCCTTCTTGTCCAGCGGCATCATCTGTCCGATGCACTGCATCGAGATCGGCTTGGTCGGAGTGCCAGTCTCAAACTTGCCTCTATTGCGTATCGCGTTTGCGATCCCCTGCTTCGCTTGCCGGCTCTTCGGCTTAACTAACTTAGCCATGAATTATCTCCCCTTCGATCCCAATGTTAACCACACCTAATATTTCCCTCTGCCACACACCACACCACACCACCCTATACAATAGGGGGTGGTGGTGTGGAACGTGAAATGGCCTTATTCTCCACACCACACACACCCACCCACACCCCTAGTGTGTAAGGTGTGGAAGTATTAATGCAACACGTCATCGACGTCGCTCCTCAGTAGCTGGTCATCCATTCTCAGCAGTGCGTGCTCTATAGTCCACATCGCATTGACGAGGATGTGCGCCCTCCTCTTCCGCTCCTCCACGGTGGCCGGATACAGGAAGCCCGGCTCAAACTCTATCATGCAGGCGTCGATGTCGTCGGACCAGAGCACGGTCATCACTTGCTGCTCTGCCTGCTCGTCCTCGTATCCGCCAATGTCCTCGTTGTATTTCATCTCGGCCCCACCTCGTCCCCGGTGATCCACTCACCCACGACCACGACTGGGACGTCACGCCCGGTGCGCAGATCTTTTTCGCGCTCGATGCGCAGGACGTCGGTCTCGATCCATTTTTTCACGACTGCATTGACCTTGGCCTTCTCGTGCTTCTTGTCCACGTCCAATCCTAGCACCTTGGCGACCACGTTGCCCACCCACTGCTTGGCCTGAGTGTTCTGGCGCAGGAACTCGCCGTGCGCGGCACACTGCCCGACGTCACGCTGCACCGCCATCGCGTCCTTTGCGCTGATCCCGTCGAAAAGGTCAGGCATGGCAAACTCGGTGGCCACGCCAACATATTCCCCGTTGGGAAGCTGCACGCCCACCATTCGGCGGAAAACCGCCTTCGCTGCCGGCGGCGCCATATTCGACTTGCCGTCGTCTACCCGGAAGATGCCCAGCGCCTCAGTCTCGGACACGCCTAGCTTGAGTGCATCATCCTGTGATACACGATTGATGACGCGCGCCGCTCTTGCCGCCCCGAGTAGGCTCCCTGCCCCGCGTATGCTGTCGACGTTGGCGTCGTCGCCGTTGCCCTTGCGGATGTGGTGCACGAGTGACGCGGCACAGTCTGTGACGTCACACACGGCGCGCACGGCCCCGACGGCGGCGTTCATTGCGACGTTATCGTTCTCGTTGATGCCGGTAGCTGCGACCCACGGGTCAATCGAGACCAGCCCGATCTTGTTCTCGGTGATCTTGGCCGTCAGGTAGTCGACCAGCGCATCGTCGACGGTGATGCCGTCGCGGTCCTGTCTGGCGAAGATGATGTTCATGTCGCGGCCCGCATCCAGGAATAACTTGCCACGTATCTCGTCGGCCGTGACCTTGTAGTGCATCATGGCCGCCGCCACACGCCTCTGGAGCTCCTCGAGCGGATCTTCCAAGTTTATGATCCACACGTTGCACGGCTCGTGCACGGTCTCACCGAGCAGCGGCCGGCCGGTGCAAATTGCCAGCGCCTCGACGATCTGCATGGACGTCTTGCCCACGCCGCCGGCGGACGCCAGCACGGACACGTTGGATCGGATGTAATGCTGGCCGTAGATCCAGCGCCGCGCCGGTATGCTTGCCGGGTCGATTGGATCGTATGGCGTCGGGTAGCTGCGCTCTAGGCTGGCAATCTCCGCCTGCACGACCGCGACTGGCCGAGCCAACGCCAGAACCTCACGCAATTTTTCCGCGCTGGTCTCGCGCAGGAAGTCGTTGGCATCCTTTACGCCCTCGATGCCCTGCATGTCGAACCTGACGACGTGGACGTCGGTGCTGCCGTCACCTCTCAGCACGTCTGCCACCGCCTCCACGTCGAGGTCTGGGTCGGCGCAGATCGTCACGTCGGACGCACGTGGCACTGGGTATGTGGACATGCCGGCCTTGCCAAACGTGCACACGACCGTGGCGTCGTCTCCGACAGCCTGGTAGACGCTGAGCGCGTCCTCCGGCCCCTCGGTAATGATGATGCAGCCGCCCTCGTGCTCGTTTCCGATGCGCATTACGTTGCCGGCGATGACGCCGCGACTGTATTTGCTGATGCCGTTGTGTTCGCGCTTCTTGCCCTCTGGGGTCAGCAGCACCGACTGCACGCCGCAGACGTTCCCGTCTACATCGAGCGCGGGAAACATGATTGCGGGGCCGTCATACACATTTGGGTTAAACCGCGCCGAGTGCGACGCCGTATTGGCTCTCAGGCCCCTACTGTTTAGATATAGTAGCGCCGGACGCACCGCGTCTATGGTGTCGCGTGAAATTGTGACGCCACGGTCCCAGATGTCTCGGGCCTTCTTCATCTTGTCGGCGCGGCTCTCGTCGTCTCTGACCAGCATCTCCTTGGCCGCCAGTCGACCCATTAGTCGCTCAAACTCGGACGGCGTGTAGGGCATCGCGTCGGAGTTTTCGAGCTCCTTGGGGCTGTCGCCGCCACGCTTGAAGCCGGATCCGATCGTCGCCTTGATCTCGTGATCTTGCAGCCCGAGCACCTTCGCCGCCGAGTGTAGCTGCGCAATTGCGCTGTCTAAGTTGGCCGGCGCCATGTGGGCGTGACGCCCCAGGCTGAATGCGGCCTTGTTTAAAATCTCGTTGCGGCTTCCCTTGATTGCCGTGACCACGTCGGTCACGGCGCTCTCCGCTACCTTGTCAAAATATCTCTCGCTCATTGGTTCCACCCCTTTGTTAGTTGCGCCGCCCACCGTAGCGGGCGGCATCTTATTTTGTGTTTAGAAGCCGAACTCTGTGTCCGCTGCTGGTGCCGCCGCTGCGGCGGGTGCCGGAGCCATTACGGGTGCCGTTGCGGGGTGCTCGGCGCCGTTCTCCGGCTTGTCGATCCAAGTGCGGATTGCGAAGCCCACGTCGTAGCTGGTCCCCTTGCCGATTACCACGGGGGTTGAGCTGGTCACTTGCACCACGGGCAGCTTGTCAGCAAATTCCGGCGCCTCCTCCGCCTTATTGTACAGCTTGGCGATGAACTGGCCCAAGCCATAAGAGTTGCCGCTGAATGACGCCTCACGGCCGTCTGACAGCCAGCAGTCTACCTCGAAGCCCTGCTTGTGGTTCTCAGATGGACGCGCAATTTGCTGCGCTGGGCTTGGCCAGGGCTGCCAGTCCCGCACGCCGATGTCGATGTGCAGCCAGCCGAATGTAACATTTTTTATGTCCATCGCGAAGCCGCGAGACATGTCGATGGTCTCGTCTCCCGCTTCAGTCTTCACCCACCACCGGTTCTGTGGTAGGTTTGCACGAATAAACAATGAGTTTCCAGAACCCTCTGAGCTTCCGAATGATATTGGCATGTGTGTCTCCTGACGTTGATTGCCTAGCCGATTTGGCTGAATGTAAATGAATAGCGCGGGATCTGGATCGTTTGCAAGTCACCAAAATTGTAGCCCCACTCACCCGTTGATTGTGCCTTCGCGAATTTCTCGAAGGCGTATTGGCACGCAGCTCGTCCCTCGACGAGGCTGTCGTGATCCAATTCGTAGACCCCAACGCGGTGGGGCTTTGACTTTTGCACCGCAATAAATACGAAGCGGTCGATCTCGAAACCGGCTGCCTCCATTGTCATACGATAATGTTGATCTTGAACGTGGTAGCCAAAATTGGCGCACTGCTTGGAGAACCCGGCGGGGTCACTGGTGATAGTTGTCTTGAGGTCTATCAACGCGCCAATGTCCCGGCGCCATCCGTCTGGCCGGCAGCGGATCTCGATGCCGGTGCGCTCGTGCTTGGCAAACACTGACGCCTCACACACCAAGTCACCGCTGAGCAGCTCGGCCGCCGCCCGGTTTGCGCGCACGGCCTCCGCCATGTCGTGTGCCAGTAGGTAGTCG